CGAAGTCCACCGAGGTGGAGCTCCAGCCCTTGGTGTACTCGTCCATCTCTTCGCCCGGGATCAGGCCCGCGCGCACCACCCACTGTGCTTTGAGTGCGACCATGTCAGTGCGGGGCTCCAGGCTGGGGTGCGCCGAAGGCCGCTACAGACTGCTCGAAGACCGCCTGCATGAAGCCGTTGATGTCGGCCCACGACTCGAACACGTAGCCGGTGCGCACGCCATCGGCGCCGACCACCACCACCGCGACGCGCGCGCCACCTTCGTTGTAGACGTGGCACACCTGCAGCTCGCCGCCGCGTATGGTCGTTTCCTCAGGCGTGTCATAGACCATGTGGCCGTTCATTCAATGCTCTCCCACTGGGGGCAGCGGCTGCGCAGGTGGCAGCGGCCCGCCCGTCAACTTCACCAGATCGGCTTCGATGTCCGCGAGTGCCTCTCCGTACAGCAGCGCGAGCTTGTCGTGGCCGCCGAGCCGGCGCAGGTCCACTTCGATGGGCTCTCCCGCTTGCAGGCGGCGCACGTTCTCGGCATCGAGGCCGAGCAGGAAGGTGCCGTTGCTCAGTCGTGCGTACAGCATCAGCGTTCCAATGCACGCTTGACCTGCGCCTCGTACTCTGCATTGCCGGCGTTGCCGCGCAGGTACAGCAACCGCTCCAGCTCCTCGATGCGGTCGCAGTCCATCACGCTGCGGCCGGTGAAGATGCACTCCAGCTTCTCGTTCACGTACTTCACCTCGAAGGGCCGCATGGGCAGATGATGCCCGGTGTGCGTGTTGCAGCGCGTGAAGTCGATGCCCTGCTTGTGCGCCTCGCCGCAGCACTTGATGTACTCGTTCATCAGGCCCGCGAACTCGATGAAGGGGTGACACCCGATGCGCACCGCCTGCATGTAGAAGCCGCTGGCCACCGCGCGCATCTGTTCGAGCATCAGCTCGCGCTGCTCGGGCGTGGTCCACGCCTCGGGGGCGTCAGTGCGTTGTGGGGCTGTCATTGCCATCCTCTTCCTTCACTTCCGCCAGGGTGCGAAACAGCGAGCCCAGCGCCTTGTCGACGTCCTGGCGCAGCTTGCCCACGCGGCGCAGGGCATCGACGTGCTCCTCGACGTTGGCGATGAACTGGCTCTTGAACGTGTCCTCGGTGCCGGGCTTGATGTCCTCGACGATCATGCGCGCGAGGGATCGCGCCAGCGCGGCCGCGAAGCCCGCCATCGCGCCCGTGTTGCTCGCCAGCGCGTTCAGCAGCACCAGCTGCGCGTCGGCGAAGTGCTCCAGCGTGCCAGTGCGCAGGCGGTCGGACGGTATGTCGACCGTGCCGAAGCGGGTGCTGATCACCTGCTTCAGCTCGTCCTTGTCCTTGGCCGCCAGCACGATGGACAGCGAGCCGCTGCCCTTGCTCGGCCGCAGCTCGAAGGCGAACTCACCGTCGCTGATGCGCTTGGCCTCGCCGATCACCACCGCCTTGCCGTTGCCATCCTCTTCGACCATGCGAACGAGGTACGCCTCCACCTCGACGCGGTCCATTGCTTCCAGTTCCACCAGCATCACGTTTTCCTTTTGTTGTTCATCGATCATGGATACAGCCGCTTGAACTCGGCGCCGCGCACGTAGGCCTTGGTGGTCTTGTCGTACACCGCGTTGCCTGGGGCAAGGGCAAGGTAGTCGCTGATGTCGCGGCTTGCTTGCGCCGGTCCGATGGCGAAGTGGTCCATGAGAGCGGATCGATTCAGCGTGCCGTAGTGATCGAGCAAGAAGTCGATGAACACCAGCCGCTGTTGTTGTGCGTATTTCAAAGGCGTCAGCCGTGCATGGGCACGCCGTGCTGCCGGTGCAGTTCCTCGATGGCGTGAATGACGGTGCCCACGCCGCCGGACACGTTGATCGGCTGCATGCCCACTGCCTTCAGCTTGAACTTGGCCTTGTGCGGAATCCACTTCGTGGCGCAGACCACGTGACGCCCCTTGTGAGGCGCCCAGGCATTGAGCTGGTCCGGGTCGATGAAGCGCAGGTCCGTCGTGCCGTTGAAGGACTCGCGCACCTTGGTGATGTTGAGGCCCACGAGGCCGACGACATCGACCTTCAGCATGCGCGCTCGTTCAGCCTCGGGCTCGTGCTGCGCCTGCACCGACGCGACGGGTGCCGGCGCCTCACCCGTGGACGAAGGGGACGGTGCTGCCTGGGGCGTGTTGACCGGGCCCAGCTCGGCCTCGACCAGCTGGTGCACCGTCTGGCGCATGCCGCGCTCGATCATGGCCGCGATCTGCATGCCCATGTCCTGAGACATCGTGCTGATGCGCGCGTCGACCTTGGACAGCATCAGCTCGCTGTGCGTGTGCAGCAGCTGGTCGAGCGCCAGCATGACGGTGTCGCCGAAGGCCTTGGCGGCCTCGCTGAGCGTTCGTTGCGGGGTTGGTGAGGGGGTAGGTGCGGCAAGCGCCTCGGACGCCTCTGGCGCCTGCGTTTCGGCTGCGGCCTGGAGCACCTCGCCGTCGCTGCGCTCGTGCGTTGTCTCGGGCTCGTCGGCAGTTGTCTCCTGCGCGACAGGCGGGTTGAACGGGATGGTGTTGATCAGCCAGAGGTTGGCCTTGCCCTCCTCGATCAGCTTGAGGTTCAGGCTGTTGGGCGCGTGCACGTCGCCTTGCTTGATGCCTGCCAGGGACCGGCGCCGCTCCGGCGGCAGTACCAGTTCCTGCGCCTCGATGATCAAGCGAGCAAGCGTGCCGGGAACCTCCTGTTCTTGGAACCACAGCACCATGCGCGTGATCAGCGCCTTCTCCTTGGTGGTCCAGCGGAACTTGCCGGTGTAGTTGCGCTGCAGGTCGGCCGGGTACTTCGGGCCGCGAGGCGGCGGCAGCTTGCGCGGGGGCTTGACGATGGTCAGCGCGGCGCGTTCCTCTTCACTGAGTGCTCGGGCCTGGGCAACGTACTTCGGTACCTGCAGTGCACTGGGGACGGCCACCGCCCGCAGAGCCTCCTCGGTGCGGTGCCTGTCCTTGGGCAGCACCCGCTGCGCCTTCACAAGCGCGTTCAAGACCGGCATTCCCTTGTCGAGGTGAGGCAGCATGTTTACCGCCACCTTCAACCATTCGGCTGGAATCCATCGCACGTACCCGGGCTGGCCTGACATGGGCAATCCTCTCTGCTGGTGGTTGATATGGCGCTGGATTGCAACGCCTTCACCTTCAGTTGTCAACCAGCGGCGACATCATGCAGTCGCCTCTAGGGGTTGTTCTGCCTCGACGGTGCTGCTACCCACGAGGGAGATGTAGACGTCGTGCTGTACGCGTGTACCCAGGCGGCCTACATCCTGTTCGGTCAGGTTGTGAGAGCAGGAGCAGGTGAACGCGATGGTGCAGCTGCCGTTGGGCTTCAGGTGCAGCACGTGCTTGTGCAGCTTGCAGCCCGTCAGATGGATGTCGGACTCGCCGCCAATGCCATAGTCGACCGTAAGGTCAATGTTGATGCTCTCGCCTGCCCAGTGCAGCGGCTGGGACAGCTCAGGGAAGCGCAGCTCGCTCGCATCGCTGACCGCATCGACACCGGGCAGCGCGTGCTGGTTGCTCAGGCGGTACATCGCGTCGCGCAGGCCTGGAGCGAACTGCTCCAGCACGCTGTTGCCGACGTCCATCTGGAAGCGCAGGTCGATGGCAGGCGCCAGCTCGCGACTGCCGTGCTTCTCGCTGCGCGGGTTCACGTCGATGAGCTTGGCCTTGGTGGGCTCCTTGAACTGCAGGGTCATGGGATGCTCCTGGCTGAAGATGAGAAGGGGCGCCCCCCTGCGAGGAGATGCAGGGGGTACGAGTCGGCGTAACGGTGCAGAGGGAGGTTGAGGAGGGGTCGTGCCGGCTCACGCCCGAAACTGGTGGGGTGTCAGTCCGCGACCTGCTGGTCGTGCGGGGGTGGCTCGACCGCTTGCTCGACGCGCACGCCGGCAGTGATCAGTCGCTCCAGATCGTCCTTGGTCGCGATGCGCGAGACGAACAGCTTGGCGGCCACATGGCGCTCGGCCATGTGGCGATAGCTCGCGCGCACGAGGCGCTCCTGGGTGCCATCGGTGTTGGCGACGACGTAGACGCGGTTGGCCATGGGTTCACTCCTGGGGTTGCCACTTGTTGGTGTAGACGTCGACCAGCTCGGCGTACTGGTCGGGGGGCAGCGTGCTGCGCGCTTGGTCGATCACCAGCGCGGCCGCATCGGCCGATGCAGCGTTGAGCGCTTCGTCGGCGAACTGGGCGTAGGTCTTGGGCTGCTGCGCGGGTGGTGCTGCAGGCTCAGCCGCAGGCGGCTCCTGGCCGGCGAGCACGGCACGCACACGAGCTGCACTCGCGCTCGCGGGCTCGACCACTTCGGCGTGGCCCATGTTCACGATGCGCTGCGCCTCGTCCTCGTCGTAGATGCCGGCGAAGCCGAAGGCCACGCGAGCGCACTGGATCAGCGCCTTGTGGCGCAGCATGCGACGCGGGTGAGAGCGCCAGGGCGCGGTGTCGCGCTTGCACTCGGCCATGTACTCGGTGACGCTGATCGCGTGCGAGCGGTCCTTGCGGTGCAGCACGCAGGTCATGGCCTGCTCGTTGGCGTCGAAGAGGAACTCCACGCCGTCGAACATCGGGTGCTCGTTGATGATGCGGGCCCACCCGTCGACCGACACCACCGGCACGATGCCACCCTTGTCGGGGAAGGCGAACAGCTCCTTCGTGAAGGGGTTGAGGTGGTACTGATCGGCGACGATCAGCAGCGCCATCATCTGCTCGTTGGTGACCGGCGTGCTGGACTTGAAGGCGGTGGCCTTCAGCGTGTCCATCATCTTGGTCGGCTCGACCCCATAGCGGTCGGCGATCTTGGCGAGCAGGCTCACCTTCTGCGAGCGCAGCACCGCCGGCACGTTGGTGGTGGTGGTGGGAGCGTCGATCACATCGGAGTTCATGGGTGGTGTCCCTGGTTGGTTGTCATGCCCATCGCGGCAGCTCGATCACCTGAATCTCGCTCGGGTAGCCGGGCCACTGCGCGGCCTGGGCGCAGCGCGCGTAGAGGTTCAGCGCCTCGCGGTTGTCTTCTCGTGCACGCAGCAGCGCCGCGTCGCTGAGCATGTAGGCCGCGCAGGCGTGCGGGAACTCGCTCTCGACCACCGCGAACACCATGCCGTGCACCTGCATGCCGCTGGCCAGCTCGAAGCCCGTGCAGTACCAGTCGGCCTGGGTGTGGTAGCCGAAGTTCGCCACGCTCTTGCTGAAGCCCTCGGGCGATGCATCGCTGGCGGTCTTCACGTCGAGCAGCACCACACCCTTGCCCAGGCCCACCGGTGAGACCCAGTCGGGGCGGCACTTGCACAGCACGCCGGTGGCCACGTCACGCCACCATGCCGAGACCTCGGGCTGCCCGTGCGCGAGCAGCTCGGCCACCTGGGGCAGCTTGCGCAGTGCCTCGGCCTGACGAAACGCCGCGTCGCGCTGCAGCTGCGAGATGGGCTCCATGCCGCTGCTCATGCACTGCTGGGCGAACTCCTTGTACAGCCGGCTGGACTTGCTCACATCGGGCGCGATCACGTAGCGCAGGTCGAAGTGCTCGGGCTCGAGAAGCGCGCAGTGCGTGAGCGTGCCGTTGAACATCTGCGGCGTGGGCGCCTTCGGCGGCGCGTCGGTCGCGGTGGCCAGCGCGTGGTAGTGGAACGGGGTCTGCATGCGGATGCGCTTCAGGCCCGAGTGCGACAGCCCCTCGCCCTGGTGGTAGGCATCGTTGGCGATGCCGTAGTGCACGCCGGGTGTCATGGCGCGGCCTGGACCTGCGAGGCGAGGTACTCGGGCCAGTACGCGCGCAGCTCGTCCCAGCGCATGACACCCTCGCGGCCGGGCAGTGTGAAGCCGGTCAGCCCATGCGGGTGGCGCGTGTCGTACTGGTAGCCGAAGGGCATCGGCTGGCCATCGGGGTCGCACACCTCGAAGGTGGCCGCGCCACCTTGCTCGCCGAAGTTCAGGTGCAAGGTCATGCGACGCGTGAAGCCCACCGGCCGCTCGGGCAGCTCGGCTGGCAACGGTGTGGTGCGCGGCAGGCTCATGAGAACACCCGACGCAGCAGCGCACGCAGGGCCCGAAGCAGGCGCTGCCAACGGGTGAGTGCCATGCCCTCGAACGCGTTGCCGTGCTGCACACGCTCGAACCAGTCGTGGGGCGTCCTACTCATCGAATGCTCCCTGCTCGGTCATGTAGTCGGTCAGCCGCCGCGCGTAGCGGTGCGCGAGCGATGACAGCACGCTCATCGCCAGCGGCTGCTCGTCATCGGCGGCCGAGCGGACGATGTTGAGCATCGTGAGCAGCGTGTACAGGTCATCCTCGACCACCAGCTCATCGAGCACCGCCTGCACCAGCTGCATCTGCTCGCCGGCCACCCCGGGCATGCTCACCAGCTCGCGCGGGTCACGGTCGATGGCGTCGAGGAACTCGTTGCGCAACAGCTCGTACGCCTTGGCCGCACGCTCGTTGCGATGGGTCGCCACATCCAGCTGGCGCTGCGCGCCTAACAGCATCTGGTTGTCGATCATGGGAACGCGAGTTGACATCAGGTTGTCACCGCGCTGCAACCATCACCATGTAGCACACATTCGCTTTGGGGCGAATGGCCGCACGTTGCACCACGTGTTGGTGCTTCAGTGCATGCTGGGTGAGGGCGCCCGGTGCATGGGAATGCACCGACTGTGTGTAGTGCCTATGAGGCGACTCGGGCGCGTTGCACGCCCGAGCTGAGAGTCACTTGTGCCTGTGCGGTGCAGCTTGAGCGAGCGCGGCTGCGTCTTCGCTGGGCATGCTGGGCCAGTTGCCCTTGTGCATCTGGTAGATGAGGCTGAAGGCCTTGTGCCTGTCCGCTTCGCTCATCTCATCAAGCCACTTGGCTACCTCCATCGCGATGAGAGAGTGCACTGGCCCAGCCTCGTGCGGCTTGTACTTCCCGCCCTCGCCGGTGCATAGCCAGTAGATGTCGCAACCCAGGTACACCGCAGCCCTTGCAACGTTTTCTGGACGCAGCGTGGACCCAGGTCTTCGCTTCAGGTTGCTGATCGCCTGCGTGCTGATTCCGATGCCGTCGGCCAGTTCACCGCGTGTTTTCCGCGCGTGCTGTAGGGCCATGTCAATGCGTTCGAGGAGGGTCATGTTTGCCATGGAGTGACGTGGAGTGCGGTTAGGACGACTGTGTGTCGAGAGCGTTGCAACGCGGTGCGAGGCGGGTGTGAAATCGACGCCCCATGAAGAAACAGACTGCTCTCAACTTGCTGGGTGGGACCGTGGCGACAGCAGCGGCGCACCTGGGGTGTGGTGTGAAGGCGGTGTACAAGTGGCCGAGCGACAAGCCGCTGCCTCGACCGATTGCGGATCGCGTCCTGGCCGCCAGAGTGCGAATGCGAGCCGAGCTGCTGCGTGCCCAGGGCCTGCGGCTGGAGCCCATTGAGGAAGATGCGGTTGCGCTGTGAGTCATGGCGGCTGCTTGCATTTTGTCACCGGGCGTTCGCCTCTGGTTGACTGATCCCCCGCAACGAGTGTTGCCAACGCACGGGTGGTGCCGAGTAGGACTTTCCCGGGCCTACAAGCAGGAGCACCCCCATGCCGCTGCCGGCTGACTGGGTCGAGGCGATCTTCACCAAGCTCACCCTGGTGTACGGGCAGCGCTTCCTGGCCCAGTACGCCGGGCTGCAGCCCGAGCACGTCAAGGGCACCTGGGCCCGCGAGCTGCACAACATCGGCGGCCCAGGCATCAAGCACGCCCTGGAGCACCTCCCGGCAGACCACCCACCCAACTGCCTGCAGTTCCGCTCGCTGTGCTTCGGAGGCCCCGTGGAGCCCACCAAGGTGCTCCCCGCACCCAAGGCCTCACCCGAGCGCGTACGGGCCGCCCTGGCCCGCATGGCAAGCCTGAGAAGCGAACAGCGTGACCCCAGAGCCTGGGCCCATCGACTCAAGGCCCGTGAAGCAGCTGGTGAACACCTGTCCATCACACAACGCACGATGTGGCGTGCCGCCCTGCGTGCCGACCTCACCAGCACCGAGGAGCTGCCCGCATGAACTGGTACGGGCACCACATCGGCGACTGGCTGAAGAAGACCAGCGACCTGACTCTCGTGCAAGAAGGCGTGTACAGGCGCCTCGTGGATTGGTACTACGCGCACGAACGGCCGCTGCCACTGCTTGTGAAGGACGTGTGCAAGATCGCCCGCGCCACAGGTACGCGCGAGCGTGAGGCAGTCAGCACCGTGCTGCATCGCTTCTTCGAGATCCACGAGGATGGCTGGCACAACCCGCGCGTGGACGAGGAAGTCAGCCGCTACGTGGAGCGTGAACCGGAGCGTGTTGCAAAAAAAGATGCATGGCGTGCACGTCAGCAGCGTGCACGGGAACGACGCGTCGCGATGTTCCTTGCCTTGCGCGATGTGGGGGTCGTCCCGCCATTCAACTCCACCATGGCAGCACTTCGGCTGCTCATGGAAGAACACGGCGTCACGCTGGATGTCACGCGTGACTCCGAGCGTGATCCACGTAGTAACCCACAACCTACAACCAATATACGTACTACGTACGTAGACGTCACGCGTGACGTTACAACTCGCGCTGAAGAGCCCGATGAGCCGCCTGAGCCACCCATCGCGCCCACCCGAGCTGGTCAGGCATGCCGTGCGATGCGCGCTGCAGGCATGCCCGACGTCAACCCCGCACACCCTCAGCTGCTGCGCCTGCTCAAGGCCGGCGTGACCGACGACGAGCTGCGCATGGCTGCTGCGACAGCCGTGGCCAAGCACAAGCCTTTCGCGTACGCCCTCGCAATCGTGGAGGGACAGCGCAAGGATGCAGCCTCAGCAGGGCCTGTTTCGGCCCGCCAGAGCGCGCAAAACGAGGTGGTTGAGGCCTGGGTACCAGCCCTGGCCTCTCGACGCCCTGGAGGCCTTCCATGAGCTTTCTCGACCGATCCGCTGCCCTGCCTTCTCCATCGAAACGCGAACCCCCAGCATTGGCGCGGGCTGCAGCCCGATTCGCCTGTGCGTACTGCAATCCATCCCGCTGCCATGCCTCGCGACACCCCCGACTCGACCCCGCCCGAGCACCCTCGTGTGCCTCGACGCTCCAGGCTGAACGTGCCCTGGCTCCCCATCCTTTCTGGGGCAGTGCTGTGGGCTCTGCTCCTGGCGTGGCTCGTCGCCACGTGATGTGGCTCGGCGCAATCGCAGAGGGGGGAGGGGCGGGTGAATCGGCAGGACGGGGGGCGAACGAAGTGGTGGTCCCTCCTCCCCCGCGATTCCTCCCAAAACCGGCCAGCCCGAAACCAGGCCCCCACCCGTTCTGGGCAGCTGCCCTGGCACTGCCTCTGCTCATCCCCGTGCCAGCCAGCGCGGGCATCCGAGGTGGCCCCAACACGATGGGCATGGACGGACCTGAGATTGCACTGGGTCGCATCCCTACCCCGCGAGCTGGTGCGTCGGTCCCTCGCATTCGCCGGGCCTCGCTGCAGCCGGCGCAGGTGTTCCGTGGTGCGTTTCGGACGACGTGCGAGCTGTCGCACATGAACTTCGACGATGTGATGGTGGCGCCTGGGACGAGGGGTGCGTTTCACCTGCACCAGTACGTGGGCAACACGGCGGCCGATGCGGATGCGCAGTTCGAGGATGGGCGGATTGCGGAGGTGGGGGACTCGACGTGTCGAGGGGGGACGGTGAACCGGACGGCGTACTGGTCGCCTGCGATGGTGGACACGCGCACGGGAACGCCCGTGGTGCCCGATGGGTTCATGGCGTACTACAAGCACGGGTACGACCTGCCTGTTGGGACGCAGTTTGTGGTGCCGCCGGTGGGGTTGCGGATGTTGTCGGGGTCGGGGTCGAACACGTCGCCGAGCGGGCCGTGGAGGTTCAACTGCAACGGGTTGAATGGGGCGGTGAACTACGACACGCGGGGCATTCCGACGCAGTGTCCGATGGGGGCGGTGATCACGGCGAACATTGCGTTCCCGCAGTGCTGGGACGGGGTGAACCTGGACTCGCCGACGCACCGCACGCACGTGGTCAGTGTGGTCAGTGATGGGGCGGGTGGTCGACGCTGTCCTGCCTCGCATCCGCATGCATTGCCGAAGGTCGAGTTCAACTGGCGGTACCGGGTGGTGGACCCGGAGGCATTGAAGTACTGGCGGCTGTCGTCGGACATGAACCCGGCGGTGCCTGCGGGGTACACGTTCCATGGGGACTGGTGGAACGGGTGGCGACCGGACGTGATGGCGCGGTGGGTGAACAACTGCCTGAATCTCGCGCGGGACTGTCACTCCGAGCTGCTCGGTGATGGCGAGACGCTGTACTGAGAGGCCTGCCATGAACACGCCGATGGTGACGATGTGGCAGGGCCGCGATGTTCGCAAGCTCACGCGAGCGGAGCTGCTGGACGTGGTGCAGTGGTTGATGGCCGAGTCGAAGCACTACCGCGAGGAGTGCACGCGCATGCGCCGGCATGTGGACTGGGTGGCGTACCTGATGGAGGAGCGTGCGCCGGTGATACCTGACGAGGAGCGCAGACCATGACGTTCCATGTTCCGAACCAGTTCCGCATCCGCAAGGGTGCGCTGCGCAGCGACGACAGCTATGGCAACAACGGGGCGTTCATGGTGCCCAACCGTGCTGCGCGCAAGGGGCTGCGCGAGCTGCCGCTGGCGGTGATCGCGAGCGACGAGCATGGGTGGGAGCATGTGAGCGTGAGCCTGCCCACGCGCTGTCCGACGTGGGACGAGATGAGCTTCATCAAGGCGCTGTTCTGGGACGCGAACGACTGCGTGGTGCAGTTCCACCCGCCCGAGGGTGAGTACGTCAACAACCACGCGTACTGCCTGCACCTGTGGCGCCCGACGGGGCATGACATTCCGACGCCGCCGTCGTGGATGGTGGGGGTGTTGCGACGGGTGCCGCCCGATGAGCTGGAGCCAGGAGAGCCCTCGTGATCGTCATCCCGCTTCGCACGGGTCGGGGCATGAACCAGCACGAGCACTGGCGCAGCCGTGACCGTCGCAACAAGCGCGAGCAGGAGGCGGTGGGCTGGATGCTCAAGACCGCGCAGCGTCCGCGTGTGCCGTGCAGTGTGCTGCTCACCCGTGTGGCGCCCAGCGGTGGCCTGGACGATGACAACCTCGTCAGCTCGTTGAAGAACGTGCGCGACGCGGTGGCCAAGTGGATCGGCGTGGACGACCGCGAGCGCATGCAGGTGCGCTACCGCTACGCGCAGCAGCGCGGGCCGTGGTCGGTGCGCATCGAGTTCGGCGAGCCAGTGGTGGGAGCGCAGTACGTGCTGGAGGCCATCGAGTGAGACGCGCAAGCGAGCGGCGCACATCGCTCGCAACGAGAACGGAGAACGACATGCACACGGCAACCGCGAACGGACTGCTATCGGACACCGTGGACCTGCCCAACAGAGGGACGATGAGCAAGGTCGACAAGTTCGGCTGGCGGATGAAGGACGCCCCGGGGCGCTTCTCGATGTTGAAGAAGAACATCCTCAAGGTGAACGAGGCCTACCAGCGCGGGCTGGACAACGACCGCGCCAACGGCATCGCGCAGAGCTTCATGTGGGCGGCGTTCGGCACGCTGTCGGTGATTCATCGCGACGGTCAGTTCTGGGTCTTCGACGGCATGCACCGTCTGGCCGGGGCGATGAAGCGTTCGGACGTCAACACGGTGCCGTGCATGATCTACGAGGCTGCGACGCTTTCGGCCGAGGCCGAGGCCTTCGTGGTGAGCAACAACGCGCGCAGGCTGGTGGGTGTGGCCACGCGCCACAAGGCCGGCTTGCTGTACGACGAGCCGCTTGCCCTGGCGGTCAATGAGCTGCTGCAGCAGCACAACCTGCACGTGGGCGAGAGCGGGGCGGCCGGCAGTGTGCAGTGCATCGCGGCGCTGCGCCGCCTGATGCTCAGCAAGCGCGAGCTGCTGCTGCGCGTGTTCCCGCTGGTCGTGCAGCTATGTGAAGGCCGGCGGCTTCACGAGCGGCTGCTCACGGCCCTGGTGTACATCGAGGAGCATGCGCTCGATGGCGCCTCGGTCATGGAGCAGCCGTTTCACGCGCGCGTGCTCAGTCGTGGCTACGAGCCGCTGCTGCAAGGCGCGAACAAGCACGCGCTGATCGCGGGCAAGGGTGGTCCCAAGACGTGGGCCGCCGGTGTGGTGGAGGTGCTCAACAAAGGCGCTCGCGTGCGCCTGCGCATGAAGACCTCGCAGGACATCGATGAGTGAAAGGACAGCCGCCATGAGCGAACACGAGCCGCATCTCGACTATCCGGCCGTCGAGCGTCGCCGCTGCGAGCCGCGCAACCCACGCGCGGACATCATGGTCGCGCTCGCCTTCGTTGCGGTGATCGTCATCGCAGCCATGCTGGCGCTGGGCACGGTCGATGGCAACACTGCAGCGGGTGGTTTCCTAATTGCTGTGGGTGGCATGTTTGCACGCAATATCGGCACGGCATTCGATTTCGAATTCGGCAGCTCGCGTGGCGACAAAGAAAAGGACAACGTGCTTGCCGCCGCTCAACGAAGGACAGCACCATGAGTTTGTCGGATTGGCTTTTTGAATTGGGGGGGAAAGTGTTGTACGAGAAATTGAATTTGCGTCTCAACGAATTGAAGGAATTGATCATGGCCACGAAAGAGGAAGTGCTCGAAACACTGCAGGGCATTCACACCCTGCTGCAAGAAGTCGCCAGCGAGACCGATGCATCGCTGGCGAAGATCACCGAGCTGGAAGCGCTCGTCGCGCAAGGCGGGGTGAGTCAGGAAATCGTCGACAAGGTCGCGGAGATTCGCGCGAATCTGCAGGTGGTCGCCGACAAGGTGCCCAACGCGGTCGAGCAAGTCTCCGACATGACCTGAGCGAGGGTCGATGGCGGTGAGACCACAAACCCCCCGCCAATCAAAAGGGAGAACGACATGCTGAGCTTGATCTTTCTCGTTGCAGCCCTGGTGCTGTTCATCGTCGCCGCGCTGGGCGTGCCGGCCGGGCGCATCAACCTCACCGCTGCAGGCCTTGCCTGCTGGGTGGCCGCCACCCTCGTGGGCAAGGTGTAGCCATGGCCGCGCCGGGCGAGCTGCTGCGCCGGCAGCACCAGTTCGCGCGCATGGTCGCGCAGCTCATCGCGAAGGCGAACCAGATGGGCTACGACGTCACGCTGGGCGAGGCGTGGCGCTCGGAGTTCGAGGCGGTGCGGCTGGCCAAGAACAAGCTGGGCATCAAGCGCAGCCTGCACTGTGACCGGCTGGCCATCGACTTGAACCTGTTTCGAGGCGGCATCTACCTGCGCGACAGCGACTCGCACCGCGCGCTCGGGGAGTGGTGGGAATCGATGGGCGGCTCATGGGGCGGCCGCTTCAACGACGGCAACCACTACTCGCTCGAATTCGAGGGGCGGCGATGAGCGCCGAGGACAGCCTCCTGTTCGAGGCCCGCCCGGACGACACCGACTCGGTGGCCCCATACACCGAGGAGGTGGAAGAGGCGATCAGCCGCGCGAGCCTGTGGCGCGCCGGCAGGCCCATGGGCGGCGACCCATACGAGGTGTGCATGGTGCTGCTCAGCGAAGTCGAGCGGCTGCACGCCCTGATCGACAACCAACACGGAGAGCACCATGCGTGACCACCTCCTGGGCCATGCGCCCATTGCCGAGCTGACGGCAGACTACGCCGAGTACGACCCGGCCAACCCGTTCGACATCTACGACCCGCCCTGCCTGCAGCCGCTGGGCATCTCGCGCCGCGTGCGTGCCATGTGGGAAAGCCGGTGCATCGTGCGCCCGCCCGACCCGAAGCTGCACATCTTCGAGACCGGCAACTGGCCCTACCCCGACGGCACGCACGACCCCTGCCCGCGCAAGCTGTCGGCCGAGGGCACCGCGATGGTCGCCGAGCTGACCAGCCGGCTGGCCGCCAGCGACGCCCTGCGCGGCCGCATCCTGGGCCCGCTGTGACACCAGACCACCAGCTCGGCTCCCTGCTCGGGCGCTGGCACCAGTGGCGCCGCGCGTACTCGCACGAGCGCGGGTACGCGCGTGCCTCACTGGATGCCGCGCCTTCGTTCGAAGACAGCGACGAGCTGGAGTCGATGCAAATGCGCGCAATCGACACGGCAGTGGAGTCGATGCCTTTCGACATGCAGGTCGCGCTGCAGCACATCGCGCGTGCTGAGTGCATGGGCGTGGAGGTGCTGTTCATCGGGCGCATGCCGGCCGACAAGGCTGCGCGCGAGTCGCTGATCGAGCGCGCGCAGCGCGAGCTGTACGCCAAACTGTTGCGCATGGGAGTGGTCTAGGCCAGAATGCGCCCCCGTGGGGGTTGGTGTGTCAGCAGTCCCGCCCCCGCCCAGCAGCCACCTTCGGGTGGCTGTTGCCTTTCTGGAGTACCCCCATGACAGCACGAGCCCCACGCAAGAAGGTGGGCGGGCGCCAGCGTGGGACGCCGAACAAGGTCAGCAAGGCGACGATCAGCAAGGACATCCGGCTGCAGACGCTCACCGCGCTGAACTTCGTGGGCGGCGTGCAGTTCCTCGTGCGGCAGGCCCGCAAGAAGAACAACGCCCCGTTCATGGCGCTGCTGGGCAAGTGCCTGCAGCAAGACGACGGCGCAGGCGACGCCAACATCCGCTTCGTCGTGCAGACGATCAACGTGACGGGCGGGCCCGTGCCCGGCGTGCTCAACAGCCCCGTGGTCGAGCACGTGCAGCCGCCCCTGCGCCTCGCCTCCAACGGTGGCCACGTGGTCGAGACCATCGAGCCCGAAGACGATGCCGACTGATCTGGTCATCGACGGGGGGATGACCCCGCGCCACTACCAGCTGCCGTACATGTCCGCGATGGACCGTGGCTGCAAGTTCGCGGTCTGGGTGATGCATCGACGCGGCGGCAAGGACCGCACTGCGCTTGCGCAAGCGTGCAAGCAGGCCTTCCAGCGCACGGGGCTGTACTGGCACTGCCTGCCCACGCTCAAGCAAGGTCGCAAGGTGGTGTGGGACAACATCACCAGCGAGGGCAAGAACCTCGTTCACCAGACCTTCCCGCCCAACCTCGTCAAGCGCAGGCTCGAAGACGAGATGAAGCTGGAGCTGATCAACGGCTCCATCGTGCAGGTGGTCGGCGCGGACAACTTCAACTCGCTGGTGGGCGCCTCGCCGGTGCACGTGACCTTCAGCGAGTGGAGCCTGACGGACCCGCGCGCGTACGACTTCGTGCGCCCGATCCTGCGCGAGAACAACGGCAGCGTGTCGTTCATCTACACGCCTCGCGGCTACAACCACGCGTTCAAGACCCTGGAGGTGGCCAAGAAGCTGCCCGGCGCGTTCACCGCTGTGATGAGCATCCGCGAGACCGGCGTGCTCAGCGAAGCGGACATGGAGCTGGAGCGCGCGCAGGACATGCCCGAGGAGCTGATCCAGCAGGAGTACTACTGCGACTTCAGCAGCGCCAACGTGGGCGCCATCGTCGGGCGCTACATCAACCTCGCCGAGCGCGATGGGCGCGTGAACGCCGATGCCACGTGGAGCCCGGGCTCGAGGATCGTGGTCTCGTGCGACCTGGGCTACCGCGATGCGGCGGCGTTCTGGTTCTGGCAGCTCAAGCTCGGCGGCTTCGACCTCGTGCACTACGAGGAAGGCTCCGGCCTGGACGCCAGCGAGTGGATCGACCGGCTGAAGAACTGCGGCGTGCCGATTGACCACGTGTACCTGCCGCACGACGCGCGCGCCAAGACGATGGCCACGCGCTTCACGGTGGTCGAGCAGTTCGCCCAGGCCTTCGCGTGCAGCGTGGTGCCCAAGACCAACTTGCAGGACCGCATCAACGCGGCGCGTTCGGTCATCCCGCACTGCAGCTTTCACATCGACCGCTGCGCGCGCGGCCTGGAAGCGCTGCGCGCCTGGGCATTCAAGTGGGACGACGAGCGCAAGGTGTTCTCGTCCGAACCCGAGCACGACTGGGCCAGCCACGGCTCGGACGCCTTCAGCTATGGCGCGCAGGTGGTGCGCGAGCTGGTGCGCGAGAGCAAGCCCAAGGCGCAGCCCACGTACGACGGCAACTTCTACCCCTTCTCGCTGGACGAGCTGCACGAGCAGCGCGGCCGCCGCGAGCGCCGCATTTGAGGTGACCCATGGAGTACGACACCGGCACCGACCCCAAGCTCGACAGCGAGGCGAGCAAGGGCAAGGGCAAGCTGCTCGACAGCGCCAAGAAGGCGCGCAAGTGGCAGACCGAGCTGAACGCATCGAAGAAGTGGATGGCCCGCTTCACCAAGGCCGCGCGCGACTGCGAGAAGGCCTACCTCGACATGAGCGACGGCGAGATGGCATCGCTGGCGTCCTACGCGGGCAAGACCAACCTGTTCTGGTCCAACGTGCAGGTGGTGCTGTCGGCGATCTACGGGCGCCTGCCCAAGGCCGAGGTGGACCGCAAGTTCAAGGACTTCGATGACGACGTCTCGCGCGTGGCCGGCTTGATGATGCAGCGCATCCTCAACGCCGACATCGAACGCGAGCACGACGACACCAACGCAGCGATGCGCGACGCGGTGCAGGACCGCTTCGTCAGCGGCCTGGGGCAGGTCTGGTGCCGCTACGACGTCGAGACCGAGGAGTACGACGAGCCGGTGCTCGACCCGATGAGCGGCCAGCCCATGCTCGATGAGAAGACGCAGCAGCCGATGACGCGCAAGGCCGAGCGGATCATCAACGAGGAGGCCGAAGTCGACTACGTGTACTGGGACGACTTCCGCTACTCACCGTGCCGGCGCTGGCGCGAGTGCCGCTGGGTCGCGCGGCGTGTGTACATGAACGAGGCGCGCTTGAAGAAGCGCTTCAAGCTTTCGCCCGAGCAGCTCGGCATGGTGCCGATGCAGGCGCGCCAGGACACCGCCGGAGATGGCCAGGACGACGTGCTCAAGGCCACGCCGTTCAAGCAGGCCGCCGTGTGGGAAATCTGGGACAAGGAAGAGAACTACGTGTGCTGGTACGTCGAGGGCTGCTCCTTCGTGCTCGATGAGCAACCCGACCCGCTTGAGCTGGAGGACTTCTTCCCCTGCCCGCAGCCGGTGGTCGCCACGACGCTCACCAAGGCCTTCCTGCCGCGCCCCGACTACGCCATGGCGCAAGACCTGTACAGGGAGCTGGACCGCGTCAACTCCAAGCTGTCGAACCTCACCGATGCGGTCAAGGCCGCAGGCGTGTACGACAAGACCGCCGGGCCCATCAAGCAGCTGCTGACCACCGCCGTCGAGAACTCCCTGGTGCCTGTGGACAACTGGTCGGCGTTCGTCGAGAAGGGCGGCATGAAGGGCGTCGTCGACTGGATGCCCATCGAGGCCTTCGTCAACGCCATCGTGCAGCTCAACCAGCGCAAGACCCAGCTGCAGCACGACCTGTACGAGGTGCTGGGCATCAGCGACATCATGCGCGGGGCCAGCGTCGCGAGCGAGACCGCCACGGCGCAGCAGCTCAAGGTGCAGTACGGGGGCGCGCGGCTGAGCAACCTGCAGAACGAGGTGGCCCGCTTCGTGAGCGCTGTGATGCGCATTCGCGCCAACATCATCGCCAACTTGTTCCAGCCCGAGACGATGCTCAAGCGCTCGCAGATCGAGCGCACGCCCGACGCGCAGTTCGCGCAGCAGGCCATCGAGATGCTCAAGGACTTCGGAACGAGCATGTACAGCATCGAGGTGACCAGCGACTCGCTGGCCGCGCCCGACTGGGCGGCCGAGAAGGAGGCCCGCACCGAGTTCCTGGGTGCGACCTCGAACTACCTCATGGCCGCCGCGCCCATCGTGCAGAACAACCCCGCCGTGGGCTCCTTCCTCATGAAGCTGCTGCAGTGGGCCGCTGCCGGCTTCAAGGGTGGCAAGACCATCGAGGGTGTGCTCGATGAGGCCGCGCGCCAGCTGCAGCAGCTCGCACAGCAGCCGCCCCCGCCTCCGCAGCCCACGCCCGAGGACGAGAAGAACAAGGCCCAGGCGGCCAAGTTCGGCGCCGAGGCCGAGCGCACCGCGAAGGAAACCGCGCTCATGCCGTCGCCGCCGCAGCTCGGCGCGCCGGGTGCGATGCCCGGTGCGGTGCCTCTGCCCGCCGGCCCTGGCACTGCCATGCCGATGCAGCCGCAGATGCCCGCGCCGGTCAACAACATGCCCATGTGAGGACGCATCGCCATGGCAACCACCCAGGAAATCGACGCGGCACTGGCGGAGCTGCGCGCGGCCCGTCTAAGGCTGTTCCAGGCTTCGCAGGAGCGCGAGCAGATCGCGCTGCGCCGCCAGCGCCTGACAGTCTCACTGGCCCAGGCCGATGCGGCGATCACCACCGCGCGCAGCGCGATGCTCATCGCTCGCCAGAAGGTGCAAGACCTGTTGGCCCAGACCGAGGCCAACCCACCGGCGCCCACGCCACCCGCGCCGCCCGCTCCCACGCCGCCTGCGCCCACCCCGCCCACGCCCACGCCGCCCGTCTGACCATGCCGACCTACACGTTCCGCTGCGACAAGTGCGGCTTCATCACCAGCACGGTCATGTCCATCCGCGAGTACTGCGCCGCGCCGCCCGCCTTCGTGCACTGCGGCCAGCCCAGCGAGCGCTTCTTCGAGGTGGTGCCCGCCATGGCGATCAGCAACGCCCTGGCCAGCGAGAGGCACTACGACGGACTGCGTGCACCGGACGGGACCGACATCAGCTCGCGTGCCAAGCACCGCGCGTACATGAAGGCCAACAACCTGACCACCGCCGACGACTTCACGCAGACGTGGAAGCGCGAGGCCGAGGCCCGCGAGGCGCGCATGGCAGGTCATGACCCAACGCGCGCGGCCGACGTGGCCCGCGCCATCAACCAGCTCGGAGGCTGAACATGGCCGACCTCACCGAGACCAAGCCCAAGTACCCCAGTGCCCTGGCGCTCGCGCGTGCCCTGCGCGAGGTA